GACGGCATCGTGGCGTTGATTGAAGCGATTGGACTTTGGCAGACCGCTACCGCACCCAAGCCAGCACAATCCTGGGACATCGTCGCCATATGATCGCCGCCACAGAGACGCCCGAGGACAAGAGCTACCGCATTATCGACGTGCGTGGCTCGTATGGCGACGGGTGGACCGAGTCGCCGGCCCGAGGCCCGTCAGGCGTCCGTATCACGCCCGAAACGGCCATGCAGTGCTCAACGGTTCTGGCCTGCGTGCGGCTGATCGCCGAGAACGTGGCCACCGTCCCGCTGCACGTGTATCGGCGGCTGCCCGAGGGCGGCAAGGAGCGTGCCCGTGATCTGCCGCTGTACCGGCTACTAAACCAGCAGCCCAATGGCTGGCTCACGTCGTTTGAGTTCCGCGAGATGCTCACGGCTCACTGCCTGCTCTACGGCAACGCATACGCCGAGATTCGGCCGGGAGCTTCGGGGGCCGTCACTGAGCTCTGGCCGCTGCACCCGTCACGCATGAAGGTGGAGCAGCTGGAGGACGGCACCTTGCGGTACTGCTACCGCGAGACTCGCGGCACTGAGACGGTGTACCGGCAGGATCAGATTTTTCATCTGCGGTGGTTGAGCAATGACGGCGTGATGGGCATGCTGCCGATCACACTGAGCCGAGACGCCATCGGCCTGGCTCAAGCCTTGGAGACGCATGGTGCGGCCTACTTCGGCAACGCCTGCCGGTTGTCTGGGCTGATGGAGAGCGACAACCCCATCACGGTGGAGACGGCCGAAAGGCTGCGTGAGCAGTTTGAGAGAATCCACAGGGGCGCTGACCGAGCCCACCGTACGGCCGTGCTGCCGCAGGGCGTGCACTGGAAGGACATTCAAGGCACCAACGAGGCCAGCCAGTTTCTTGAGACACGGGCCTACCAGACGATTGAGATTTGCCGTGCCTACAGGGTGGACCCGTCGTACGTGCAGGACAAAACGAAGGTGGGCTACGCCAGCCAGGAGCAGGCCGCCATCGACTTGGTGCAGCAGACGCTGCTGCCGTGGTTCCGGCGTTGGGAATCTGCCATCACCCGTGACTTGGTGGTGAAGGACGACGTGTATTTCGCCGAGTTTGACACGCGCGGCCTGCTGCGTGGCGATCTTGCCGCCCAGGCCAACTGGCTGCAGACGATGCTGAACACCGGCATCTACTCGGTGAACGAGTGCCGTGAGGTGCTCAACATGAATCCGATTGGCCCCGATGGCGATCAGCGGTACATGCAGGCCAACCTCACCACCATGCAGGGCATCGCCGCCAGTGCCAGCGTGGGCAACGCCGGCGACCCGTCGCCGGCCGACAACCTGCCCATTTCCTACACCGACGAGCTTTTAAACGGCACCACGCCGGCCGAGGGGCTAGTCAAGCCAGCCGGCCCGGCACCTCGAGCACGTAAGCCATCCACTCGGAAGCGGAAGTAGTCATGGCACTGGATGACATTGACTTCGCACCGCCGGCGGGCGTTAGGCAGGAGGCCAAGCGGGGGCTGGAGTGGCGTGACGAGTTCAACCGTGGCGGCACGGCCGTGGGCGTTGCTCGGGCTCGTGACCTGTCCAACGGCAAGAGCATCTCGCCAGACACCGCCAAGCGGATGGCGTCGTACTTTGCCAGGCACGAGGTGGACAAGCAGGGCCAGGGGTGGAAGCCCGGCCAAGACGGTTTCCCGAGCGCAGGACGCATTGCGTGGGCTCTGTGGGGTGGCGACCCAGGCAGAGCATGGGCCAGCAAACTTGTGCGGCAGATTGACGCCGCCACCGACAGGAGCATCACCATGGACCGCGAGCGTAGAAGCCTGCAGCTGCCGTTGACGATTGAAACCCGTGGCGAGGGCAAGAGCTACATCACCGGCTATGCCGCCAAGTACAACGTCCGCTCGACGTTGCTGGGCAACTTTCGGGAGGAGATCAAGCCGGGGGCGTTTGACCGTGCCCTGCGTGAGCAGTCGCACCCCATCGTCGCCCTGTGGAATCACGACAGCAACCAAGTGCTGGGCAGCACCCGCAGCGGGACGCTGGCCGTCGAAACCGACGACACCGGCATGCGGTACTCGGTCGAAATCCCCGACACCACGCTAGGCCGTGATCTTTCGGTTTTGATTTCTCGCGGTGATGTCTGGGGCTCGTCTTTTGCGTTCACCATCGGGGCCAAGGATGGCGAGTCGTGGGCTGAGGAAGACGGCCAGGCCGTGCGGTACGTGCACGAGGTCGAGGGCGTCTATGACGTTTCCCCCGTTCTGAGCCCGGCCTACGAGGACGCCACGGCGTCTGTCGTGATGAGGAGTTATGAGCGGTTCCTACAATCGCACCGACCGGCGCTGACGCTGCCGGCTCTTCGACGGGACGCGAAGACCGAAAAGCAGATCCGCAGGTTTCTTAGGCAGCATGGCTACAAAGTCGGGTGACGTTTGCCATCACTGCCGAGCGGCACGCTTTGGCGTGTACTCGTCAGCGGAAAAAGGCGGCGTCTGCACTCGGTATCTGCGGTGCCCTGCGTGCCGCAAGACGGCCAAGCACGTCGTGAAGTCGTGCGAGATACGCCGCCGCTCGTTGCCTAACTAGGCAACAACGTCGCTGCCGTGTTCTGCAAGTAGCGGCACGTCTGGCTCTACCGTGCGGGTAGGTCATCACCTACCGCACACAGGAGCCGACACATGGCCGCCCGCGTCAAGGAACTGCTCGACGAACTCGCTTCCGTTCTGGCTGAGATGGGTGCCCTCGAGGACGAGGGTGCCGCCGAGGAGGTTGCGGAGGGCGAGGCGGAAGTGGCGTCGGCCGAGCGTTCCAGCGTCGAGGCCGTCGAGTCCCGCCAGGCGAAGTACGACGAGCTGCTCGCCAAGGCCGAGCGGATCAAGGCTGCGATTGCCAAGGCTGAGGCCGCCGAGGCCCGCAAGGCCGAACTGCTCAAGGTTTTGCACCGGGCCGCGCCGGCCCCCATGGAGACGACCGACATGAAGCCCCGCATTGAGCCGGTTTCCTATCGTGGCTACAAGGCCGGCGTCTTTGAGACGCCCGAGGTGGCCCACCGCTGCGGCATGTGGCTCAAGGCTCACTTCGGTGACTCGCAGGCTCGCCGGTGGTGCTCGGACAACCTCGGCACCGAGTACCGCGACATGGGCGGGCAGGTCAACTCGGTTGGTGGCGTCCTCGTGTTTGAGGATTTCTCCAACACCATCATCCGGCTCGTCGAGAAGTTCGGCGTGTCCATGAACGTGTTCCAGCGTGTCACCATGTCGTCCGACACGCTCCTCGTCCCGCGCAGATTGACCGGCGTGACCAGCTACTGGCTGGGAGAGAACACCACCATCACCACGTCGGACCCGACCGCCACGATGGTGCAGCTGGTTGCGAAGAAGATCGCCTGTGCGACCAAGGTGAGCAACGAGCTCCTGGCCGACAACGCCATCTCGACGGCTCAGTGGCTTGCTGAGGAGTACGCCACCAGCCTGTCGGCCGCCATCGACGACGCGGCGTTCAACGGGACCGGCACAAGCACCTACGGTGGCATCCGTGGCCTGGCTCAGATCGACGACGGCACGCACACCGCGTCGATTGCGTCGGCCGCCAGCGGCAACACCACGGTGGCAACGCTGGACATTGACGACTACCTCGGTGCCCTGGCCAAGCTGCCCCGGTACGCCATCGGCACCTCGGCGTGGTACATGCACCCCAGCGTCTACCACAACAGCGTGCAGCGGATGATGCTGTCAAGCGGCACCGTGGGCACGGGCACTGTCGGTGCTCTGGCTGGTGGCAACACGGCGGCGAATCTGGCCCAGGGCACGCCGAACACCTTCCTCGGCCTGCCGGTCGTGTGGGTGCTCAAGATGAACTCGGCCCCCACCACGGGCACCATTGCGGCGTACGTGGGCGACCTGTCGCTCGCCGGAATCATGGCGGTGAAGTCCGACATGCAGATTGCGTCGAGTGCCGACCGGTACTTCGAGGCCGACCAGACCGCCTTCCGTGCGGTTCAGCGGCTCGACATCAACGTGCACAGCCTCGGCTCGACGACCGAAGCCGGCCCTGTGGTTGCCCTCAAGCTCGCCTGACCCTGACACACCCTTTCCCAAGGAGTCCCTGAGAACATGAACCACGCAGCCGGAACGAAGAGCGTCAGCAAGGTCACGACCAGCGTGGCCGCCTCGGCGACCTACACGCACGAGATCGACACGCTCGGCTACAAGTACGCCAGCATTGATGTCGTGTTCTCGCCCTTCACGGCGTCCAACGTGTCGCTCGCCAGCGTGCTCAAGGTTGGCGAAACCGACACCTCGGGCGGCACGCTCACCGACGTGACCGGCCTGCGTGGCGGCACGGACTTCACGATTGCGGCGACCGGCGCCAGCACCGGGGCCAACGTCGGCGGCGTTGCCCGATTCAATATCGACTTGCGTGGCCGCAAGCGGTACCTGACGGTGTCCGTGAGCCCGTCCACCACGGTGGCCGTGATCACCAACGCCCGGCTCAGCAAGGGCGAGAACCACGCCAGCACCGCTGGCGAGGCCGGCGTCAACAACGTGGCCAGCGTCTGATTGCTTGACTTGACTGAGATAACGCCCACAGCGGGCGGCTGGGTTCGCCCGGCCGCCCGTTTGGCGTTTATTAGGAGAGCCCTTTGAAAGTTCGCGTCGGACAAGTCGAGCACGAGATCAACGTCGAGGCAGCATTCAGCGTGCCTCGGCTGACGTTCAGCGACAACTTCTTCTGCGTCGCCCAGGCGTTGCTGCCGCTCAACATTCGCCCCACAAAGTTCACCGGGGCGTTTTGGGAGCAGTGCCTGGATCGTGTGCTGCTGGACATGCTGGACCGCACCGATTGGCTTTTGGTGTGCGATTACGACAGCGTCTTTGAAGCCGACACCATCCAGCGGCTGATGACGGCGGCTCTCATCAGCGGCTATGACGCCGTGGCCCCGCTGCAGACCAAGCGGGACGAAGGCGTGCCGATGTTCACGCCCGAGGGGCACGACGGCAGCATCGGCCTGGTGCAGCTGCCCAATACGTGGTTTGAGGCCGTGGTGCAGCCGGTGCAGACGGCACACTTCGGCTGCACGCTGATTCGCTCGTCAGCCCTGAAGAAGACCCCAGCCCCGTGGTTTCTTGGTACGCCCAGGCCGGATGGCCATTGGGGCGACGCGCCGCCGGGCGAAAAATCCAGAACAGATCCCGACATCCACTTTTGGCGTGTGTTTCGTGAGGCTGGCCACACGGCGGGCATTGCCCCGCAGATCGCCATCGGCCACGCCGAGCTCAAGTTCACGTGGCCAGGGCGGGATCTTAAGCCCGTCTATCAAACGCCCAGCGACTACTGGAACAAGGGAGGCCGCCGGCCGCCCGAGGCGTGGGGCTCAATCGAACACGGAGAAGCCAGCTGTGCCAACTGATTACGTCAGGCTGCGGTTTTTGAAGCCGCACGCCGTGTACCGCAAAGGCGACATCATCCAGTACCCGCAAGGGCCGGCGAAGAGCCTGCTGATTGCTGGCATCTGCGAGCTCGTCCGCAACGAGCAGCCGCTGCTCGAGACGGCCATGGTTGAAAGCCGGGCTACTGAAACGGCCGACGCCCCACGTAGGAGAAAGAAGCGATGAGGTATCGCAGCCTGGTGCGGGCAATCACTCCCGCCAATAACCCCGTGACGCTGGCCGAGGCCAAGGCTCACCTGCGTATTGACTCGTCTGCCGAGGACGATCTGATCAGCACGCTGATCACGGCGGCGACTCGCTGGGCAGAGGACTACTGTGATCGCACCTTCTGCCAAACTCAATGGACGATGCGGCTGGACTCGTTCTACGGGGCCATCGGCAGCCCGGTGCAGTTTGGGCTCAAGGCAGACGGCAACAACATTGAAGGCCGCCAGGGCACTGTTCCCAATCTTGACGTGGAGTTGCCACGCCCGCCGATGGTTACGGCTGGCACCGCCACTGCCACGACAATCACCTACACACCATCCGCCGGGTCTGCCACGACAACGCTGGACGCCACCGAGTACCGGGTGGACCGCAACAGCACGCCGGGCGTTTGTCGGCCGCTGTACGGCAAGACGTGGCCTAGTCACCTCGTCGATCAGAACAGCACCACCGTGACCTGGTGGGCCGGTTACTCAAGCGACGGTAGCAACGTGCCTGCCCCGGTGAAGGCCGCCATTCTGATGCTGGTGGCCCACCTGTGGCGAAATCGTGAGATGACCGCCGAGGCTGCGTTGACCGAGGTGCCGATGGGCACCAAGGCGTTGCTGGACACTGCACGCTGGGGCTCCTACCGATGATCGACGCCGGCGAGCTCACCGAGCGAATCACCATTGAGACGCCCGCAAAGGCTCAGAACGCCGTTGGCGAGGCGACGCTGACGTGGAGTACCTTCGCCACGGTTTGGGCCAAGGTTGACTCGCTCGCTGGGCGAGAGGCTGAACGGTACGGCGAGATCGTGGGCTTCTCTGGCCACAAGGTAACGATTCGTGCCCTGTCTGGCATCACCACCAGCATGCGGGTGGTGTACCGCAACCGCACGCTTGAGATTGGTGCCATCAACGAGTTTGACCGCATCCGCTACCTCGAGCTCATCTGCACAGAAAAGAGCGCCGCATGAGCGTTGTCGAAGCCCCCGAAGCGTTTCTGTACCAGCGTCTGACGAGCCAGACGGCCGTGAGCCAGTACGTGAGCTCGCGGGTGTACCCGCTGATTGCCCCCACGGGCACGCCGCTGCCGCTTATCGTGTATCAACGCACCGGCGTTGAGCGTCCGCAGAGCCTGGCAGGCAACGTCGGCAGCCCGGTGGTGACGCTGCAACTGACCACGTACGGCACCTCTTACACCAGCGTGAAAAGCATTGCCCGTGCCGTGCGGCTCACGCTTGACGGTTGGACCGGCACGACCGCCAGCGTGACGATTCAGCGGACGACGCTCGTGACCGAGGCCGATGGCGTGGACGTGCCGGCCGACGATCAGATGCTGCCGTACTACTCAGTGCAGCAGTCGTTTGAGTTTCGCGTTGACGAGGCAACGTGATGGCACGACCCGTAGGCATGGAGTTTGAGTTTCCAGACCTGCCTGGACTTGCCGAGCAGTTTCGGCAGCTGCCCAAGTCGTTGGCATCGGCCGCCATTGGTGCAGGCGTCAAACGAGCGATGAAGCCAGCCGAAGCCCGCTTAAAATCTACGGCTCCAGTGGGGCCAACCGGCAATCTTCGCCGAGGAGTTGCAACTAAAGCTAAGCGGTACGCCAAAACAGGAGCCGCTGTTGCAATTGTTGGGTTTCGCAAACCCAACTCCAAGGGACCGCCAAAAGAAGGCGCCAAACGTCGCAACAAGGCATCAGACAAGACCCAGCATCAGTTTTTGGTTGAGTACGGCAGCAAGCAAAGATTCACCAAAAATGACGCTGGCCGTGGCCGGATGCCAGCAGTTGCACCTGTGCGACAGGCATGGGCAGCCGCTGAGTCTCAGGTCAAAGGGCTTCTTGCTCAAGAGATGAAAACGGCCTACGAAAACGCGCTCAAGCAACTGCCTCGGTACATGGCGGCAAGGGCCAAGAAGGGCCGCTCCTAACTGCAAGGATTCGCCCCCTTGCCCCTAGTGTGAAAGCAGGGCCGAAGCGGCCCGCCATTCACTAGGAGCACGCCAGCATGGCCACCGATTCGCAGGGCGTTTCGTTTGCTTTCAACAACTCCACGTACACCGTCACCAGCGTCACGGTGACGCCCGGCGGGGATCTGCTGGATCAGTCGCACCTCGGCCTGGCCAGCGGTGCCAACCGTGTCTATCAGTCGCCAGCCCTGAAGGACGACGAGATCAGCATGGAGGCGTTCGGAACCACTGCAGTTGCGGTAGGTCAATCAGGCGTGCTCTCGTTCGCCAGCAGCAATTACACGGCAACGGTATCTTCGTCGAGCGTGGCTTACAGCGTTGGCGAGCTCGTCAAGCAAAGCCTGACGTTCAAGGTGAAGTCGTAACGACGGAGGGCCGTCGTGGCGAAAAACTCGCAAGGCATTGTCGTCACTCTAGGTGATGGCAGTTTTGGCGATTACGACTTTGAAGAAGTCGTGTCTGTGTCCGTGGACGGCGTGCAGGCCGATACGGTTGAAGTCACCACACGCACATCAACGTCTCGAGTCAAAGCGTTTCGCCCCGCTGACGTTGACTACGGCACGCTCAGCGTGACGTTTCGTGCGCGAGGCAGCATCGGCCTTGACTCGTACGTTGGCACGACCACCAATGTGTCGG